ACACAACGACACTTTAACGTCGATTTTGATGCTTAAAAACGACATTATAGCTAATAAGGACTTACAGATAGAAAACTATAAGAAAATAGGCTTAAATCAAGAGATGAAGGAAGCAATCTATGATAGTGAACTGTCTAGAAAGAGCATGGAGTTAAAAAAGACCAATAAGAAACTAGCCATTCAGCAAAAAGTGAAGTGGGTTTATTTAATTTTTGGTATTTTAGCAACATTATTTGTATTAAAATAGTATATTTGTAATCTAAAATAAAAGCAAAATGACCGTAAAAAAAAGCTACGAAGATTTACTTAATGTAAATTATGGAGTTTCTCTAGTTATTAAGAACTTATCTGAAGGAACCAAGGCTAGAAAAGCCATTGAAAAATTCAACAAAAGATTAGATAAGCACATTGAAGAGTACAATGAGAAGCTAGGAGATATCAACCTAGATTTCGCTGCAACAGACGATAAAGACGTTTTATTGCTAGACGAAAAAGGTGGATATAAGTACAAGAAAGAAGACCAAAAGAAAAGAACAGACGCTATCAAGGTTCTATTAAAAGAAGAGTTTGATTTTGAATCTGTTAGAGTTGCAACAGTGGAAGACATTGCAGATATGCATTTCCTTCACGGATGGGTTGTAGGAGTTAATCCTAAGCCAGAAGAGCCTGAAGAAGATTAATATCTTAAAGTATAGAGCCTAGCTTTTGCTAGGCTTTTCTTTTTTAGAGAAGTCTATCTTCGTGTTATCGTACTTATATACCAGCTTTCTTCTTTCCTTAATCCTTGATTCTAGCATTTCTGTTAGTTTGTTTATCTCTGAAGTTAGAAGTTCTACTCTTTCATTATCTTGCACTGATTCGTAAAGTGGTATCATTTTATTAAATATTTAGGGATGCAATATAGAACATATAATCTAATCATGGAAGGCGAAATTGACGACTCTGAAAAGATTGTTGTTAAATCGTTTATTATATCTAAATCTGATGACTTAGATGAGGTTTTAGACATGGCGGAACTAGCCGGCTCAGTGTCTATAACAAAATATGGAACGAGCCCTGAAAATGACCCGTTCCTTATCAAGACTATTCTTATGAATTAAAATATATGGCAAAATCTTGCGATTTGCCCGTGTATTTTATTGTGTAAAAATCCTTCGATAGCTTTAGGTGCATGGACATAACCGTTCCTAGAATGCCAACTATCCGCTCCTGATGGACTTCTTAAGGTCTCAACATTAACACCCATATAATCCTTAGAGCGTTTATGATGCAGGTGGTGTACATAAAAATACTTATGCTTACACTCTGACCAATCTAATCCGGCCTCATGAGCCATTAGCATAGGTAAATCAGATTCTTTTGCTCCGTCTCCGTGAGTTGTACCTATTAGGTTATTGTGGTATCTGAAATACTTTCTGTGAGCTATTGAGCAGTTGAATACAACAGCCTTATCTTTCGAGAACCAACTGTTTATCGTATCCGCCAGGAAAAAGCCATTAGTATAGTCGTGATTTGATGGGTCATACTGAACGTACACGTCAGCAATCTCTCTAAGAACTTCTATGATTTCTATGTGCATTTGCTTTGCAATCAAGAAGTTATCGTACCACATACCATCTGTATCCTGTGGAGTACCTGATGTAGTTTGTCTCTTTGGAGTATCTACGTGTAAAATATCATTACCTATTACGTAAAGGATTCTATCTTTTTTGAAACCACTAGACTTCTCTATGATTCCATAGACACCTTCCATAACTCTTTTTACAGCTATATCTACGTTATAATCTTCTCCTGTCTCAAATGCACTAGATAATTTACCTATGTGAATATCTGCTGGGTCAACAACTAACAAATGGTAGTCGTCTTGTTTTAGAACTCTGTCTCTTGTTGGGTATTTATACTGAGGAGAATACTTGTTCATAGAGTCGATAATCTCGTCTCTAACTTCCATATAACCCTTACCTCTGTTTGCTACGTTAATAGAGAAGTGGTCTCCCTTGAACCAATAATGTTTTACATCTTGTATGGGGATTCCGTTTAACTCGCACTCGTTAGATAGGGCTTCATGTCTAGTTCTAATGTCTTTTAGAATCTCGAATTCCTCTTGCGTAATGCGAGGTCTGATTTCTTTGTTCATTGTTTATTTGCTTTATTGGGTTTAGTTTTTTATCCTACCCCTTTTCGCACTTTTCTTTACAGCAGATAGGTCATTGGCTTTTAGCTTGGCTATTAGCTCTATGCATTCTGTTTGAGATGAAGGGAAGAATATCTCCGGAGTGAACTCTTCCCTAGAAGACAAGAAGTATTTGAATAGCTTCCATCTTAATTTATTCTCGGGTCTAAAAAAACCTTTGGTATCAACGATGACTGGAAAGTCTTTTGGATACACTACAAAGTCGACTGTTAAAGTCATTTTCCTTAACGTCTCACTATTGTATTTTATTTTGTCAAAGAGTACATATTCTACTTGAAACTCGAATCTTAACTTACTTTTAACAAGTAGCTCGTACATGTAGAGCTCTAGTTTAGAATCAAATTTAAGTCCATGCTTGTGCACCTTTTTTATCATTTCTTACCTCTAGCTCTTTTGTCTCCAGGTTGGTCTGACTTTGAGCCACGGTTAGCTGATTCTGACTTAACCTTTAAGCCTGACTTGGTATGAGCCATATCTTTCTTATCTCCGTTACCATAGGTGCCGGCTTTTCTATTGGCCTTATTAAGTTCTGTACGCTTCTCTACTTGCTCTTTCTTTTTATTGAAAGCCTTGTCGTAGTCAGCCTTTTTCTTTTTAGCTTCAGGGTTCTTGTCGTAGAACTCTTGTGTTTTTCCTTTCATATTATAATTTTTCCATTTCGGTTTTCAAATAAGATAAGATACTTCTAAGTATCTCTACCTGATAGTGCATCTCTTTGATTAAAAGTTCCATTACTTCATCATAAAAAAGAACATCTCCCATCTCTGCATTGAGTATATACTTCTTCTCATTTGCGTTCTTTCCACTCTCTTGGTCTAACAAAGGTAGCTTTTGTAGTGCATATTTGTTGCATAAATATGTCAAAGATGCTTTTGTGTGGGCAGCTAGAGCCTGAACGGACTGAATACTCTCCATTTGCCTTAGTACAGCCGCAGGGTTGTCCATATCCACTTTGTTAGATAAGACCTTACGAATAGCTTCGTAGTTGCTAATGGTTGATTCAAACTTTCTATTCAATAATTCGTCTTTGAAAATCTCTCTCATTTGTTAAATTTTGTTTTAATTAGGTTTAATTTATATCTATACTCGTGAATCATTTCTTTCAAGTCTTCTACACTAGGTTTATAAATAGACCTAGCTTGCTCTTCTAGATACTCAACGATACCAGGTTGTTCTTCTTCGAGTTTAACTCTATACACATGAATGTTTCCTGAAAGAAAACAATTATCGTATTCAGATTGAGGTCTACAATTTTGAGGCAGCCATCTTGTTGCTAATTGTTTTCTACTTATGAAGTGTCCGCATTGAGCATCTTGCCACCTCATTAGCTTACCCGAAGTATAACACTCAACCATTCCATCGCTGTTAGCATACTTGCATCTTATGTACTGACTAAATACAGAATCTAAATCCTCTATAAGATTAGAGGAGCTTGTTTGAGTTTCTTTTTTGCTAACCTTTGGCGTTTTGTTTATATATGCACAACGCTTGCACATCTTTTTAGAGAAGTAATAGTCTAATGCCCCACACGATACGCATATCTTTTTCTTAGGAGTTATACTCATAGTTTAAAAAATTCTATTATAGGAACTAGAAAACCTTTAGACGTATCATTATCTCCTCCATTCATTAAATATCTTCCTTCCTTATGAAACTGTCTTAGTTTGTCTTTAAGGATATTAACATCTAGTATAATGGCTGATTTGGATTCATCTATGATGTATATCCAATAATGAGCATCAGATGTAGATATTCCCGAAGGCTTACCCCTTGACTCGTATTCTATAAATACGTTGCCTGTCTTGTGTGCTATCCTGTCGGTCTTTACTTCTACCTTCTTACCGCTAGTAAATATATCATTTACCCAATCTTCTCCAACAGTTCCAAAGTCTATGTCGTGCGTAAAGCTAGATGAGTATTTCATTTCTGTTCTTTTAAATACTTCTCGTAATCAATATGCCTTATTGCGTAAGGCTTACCATTCCTATCTGTTATCTTGCCATTGCCTCTTAGTTTTGAGTAAGAGAACTTTCCTTGACTTGCTCCTAGGAACTTTAAGCAATCAGTTACTCTCTTAAATACTATTTTATTCTTTGCTCTCTCCTCTATTGGAAGTGTTAAATCATATAGAGCAATGGGCGTGCTCTCAAAAATATTTTCAATACTTACCTTCATACTTAGAACGGAATATTTTTTGATGTTGGTTTAGGAATTCTTTTAATAGGCGTATCTCCATACAAGTCAACGAACTCAACTCCACCTCTTAACTTTAAGATGATAGGATTCTTCGACTGCGTAGGATTACCGCCAGTGTCTTTGTTTCTAATCTTGTGAACATAGATTTCCGTGTTCATCCACGTGGCTGCATCATATATATTTCTATGAATAGTTATAAAGTTGTCCGTCTTATTCATTAAGACAGAGCCACCTTCAGCATCTGCTGCCCTTGGTGGAAGTTGGTTACCATCTTTGTCAACAGTCCTTTGTGCATTAGTATTAGTATGAACAGATAGGAATGTGCTGATGTTATGCTTCTTAGTGAATAATAATATTTCAGAGTACGCTCTAACATTGTAATCATATTGTGTTGCTCTACCTAACTCCATACTTAGTGAGTTGTATGGGTCTATAAGCAATCCTTTTATTGAACGATATTTAGCTGTGGTGATGACGTTATTTAATATGTCTTTATATGTTACCATATCTAGATTATTCATAATAAAAAATCTATCATTTACCCACTTCATAGCGACTTCAAAAATATCTTGGGGCACATCTTTAATCTTGTACCCTGTATAATATTCTATTAGCCTCATCTTTATTGATGCGGTCTTGTTCTCTCCTGAGAATATAAACCAACCCCAATCGTATTTGTGTGCAGCAAGAAAAGCTAACCATAAGTTGATAGTTGTCTTTCCGGTATTAGCGTGAGAAAGTATTCCATAGAACTCTCCTTCTTTTAGAAGCAAATGTTCATCTAGGTCTTTATACCCATAAGGCATACCCATAGGAATCATGCCATGCTTAAACTTGTAGATGTAATCTTCATCAGCTATGTTATCTGAAAGAAACGATAACTCTTGGTCTATAATACCAAGGTCATGCTCTACATTTAACAGTTCAGAATTAACCTCTGTTAAAGGTCTTGTCATACCGAATCTTAAACCGTCTTCAATAGTTTTCTTTGCTAACGATATATCATCTACATTTCTTTTTGAAATCTCGTGTATCAATGTTTCCCTAGCCACATCATACTCCATGATTCCGGCAGAAACATATCCACCCATAAGATTTGATGCAGACAATAAAACTTTATGCTTTTCCCCATCAGGAGCCTTCCTAATCATACGAGCAGCTACATCTAGCTTTCTGTAATCAGTAGATATTTGCGACAAGTTTATTGCGTCTCCAAAAAAAACAGCCTCTTCTTGTTCTAGTTCGTAAAAAGGAACAGCAATCTCATTGATGTAAATGTCGGGGTCATACGATAGGAATAAAATACGACTCTCGTTTTGTGCAGTAGTATCTAGGAATGGAAACTTCTTACATAGTGCTCTATAATGCTCTCTATGTTTATTGCCGTCAGATATTCTAACTAGACCATGAAGCCCTCTACCTGATGATGATGTCCACAATGCGTATACATAAGGCTCGTGCATTAATGCCTCCTTTAACTCTTCTACATTGTCTATGGAATCAACATCAATAGGAACTAATGAGCTGTGTTTTGTAAGCGACCTATCGTTTCTGTACGACTCTCTTCCAGAGTCAGCTATCGGTCTTCTAAACTCTCCTGCGAAACATACACACGGTAACTCCTTTTTGAGTTCTGTTCTCTCGGATTTGTCTTCCGAGTTCCTAATCTTATTTATAAGTTCTAAATTCTTACCACCTGTCTTGATGGAATGTAATACGTTATCCACGGATGTGTAAATTGGATTACCTACATCCGAGTAATGTTTGAATACTGTGACGTTCATAGCTTAAAGTTGAGAGAATCCGGTATTGGAATCGAACCAATATCTTATCCGTACGAATAGTTTTACCAATTAAACTAACCGGATTGCCAACTAGATGCAGTTCCCATTAAATAATTCGCGATTAATAATTTAATTAATTTACATTGATTATTTACTGCACCTAGTGTGGTCTTTTTTCTAGAATGGTAGGTCGTCATCTGCTTCCTTAACAGGAACTCTTTCCTGAGTTGCAGACTTTGTTGGAACCCATGTATCTTGAACAGCGAACATGTTAGAGCCGAACTTATCCGGACTCTTTCTATTCTTTAATTCAACTTTTACAGAGCCCTTCTCATCTTGAAGTTTAGTTAACTCTTCTGTTAACAACTTAACATCAATAAGGAACTTAACGCCATACTGACTAGACTTGGCAAATTTGATGCCATTAATGTAATTGGTTTGTGACATTTGCTTTTGGTTTACTTTTTTGTTACATTGATTTGAATATCGTATCCTAGTTGGTCGAATACATCTAATACAGCCCCTATGGATACTGTTCTTGGTTTACCCTTCACATCTTTATACTTCCCTGAATAGTTGGCAAAGAACCAGTAGAAGTGTGACTTATGGTTTTTAGGTATTTCTTCTAACTGCTCTGCTAAACTTGGGAATGATTTTTGTAATTTGCTTTTGTTTATATATTTGAGGCGACTCATTTAACCCTCCTTACGTGCTTTACTTTCCCAAACACTATTTTTACATCATATACAAATGGTTCATTGTTGTGGAATGTGTACATTCTAATATCCTTATCCCCGTTGTATCTTTTAGTACCCAAAGGAACGGCCTCCATCTTTTTGGAGAAGAGGCCATCATCATCGGTATTATCTACTAACTGGAACTCATAATCTTCGTATGTTACATTGCTATCTCTCACGGTAAACTCTAGCCATTCTCTGTCTAGGTCGTGAGTTTGGAATATCAGGCCTCTTTGAGTTGTCTCAGGAAGCTCATCCATCCATTTAATTATGTCGAATCTTTTTGACATTCAATATATTTATTGCAAATATACAATGTTTTTTAGCAATTTATCCACTAGTTATTAACTTTTATCATCCAACCTGGAAGAGACAAGGTATTTTCATTGTTTACCTTCCAATCTATGCCCACATTGAAGCCATCTGCTATCATACAGCCTAAGAAGTCATTAGCAGCCTTTTTAACGGCATATTTACCTAACTCGATAAACTCTTGGTCAGGAATCATGAATCCAAAATCAAATACAGAACCTGTCTGAATGATTAGATACAAGCATTTCTTACCTGTTACCTCGCTATATAGGCCTGCTTGCCAATGATATTTAAGGTCTGCGAATCTCTTTTGAATATTGCTATAAGAAGCATCATCAATAGTCTTTACTTCTAGGAAAAAGTCATCCGCCTCTCCATCAATGTAGCCAGTAAAAGGCAGTCCTGATAGTTCGTACTCAAACTTTCTTTCCTTATGGGTTAGCTTAGAAATAATATCAGTAAATTCAGTTGACTGATTCATTACATCAATCATTGATTTTGCATTACTCCATTGAGCAGATGTTACAATCTCTTTACCCTGAGACATCTCTTCTGCCTCTTTCCATTTAGCCTTACCTTCCGATGTTCTTCTGTCTACATCCGGCATGGCAAAGAATCTAGATTCAACTGTATCAGGTTCTAGTATGTGGGCATGCACCAGGCTTCCGAATCTCATTACATCTGATGGCTCTCTTTTAGAGTTGATGTAATGTACATAGTGAGCCGGACTTTTATCAAACTCTTTGATTGAAGAAAAGCTAAGTGGCCTGCTCTTCAAAAACTCTAAATCTACTTGCATGATTCTAATTTTTTAGTTACGTACAATCTAAACTCCTTATTACTCTTTACGTCATCGCTCATCTTTTTAGATAGTGCTATGACCTCTTCTTTCGTTTTACATTTATCTATAGAAGATTTAATGTCGTCAGTGAAAAGGTTGTTAGAATAATCTACAAGAGCCTTATCGTGTTGACCCTTGAATACATCAATTCCGATACCTATGTAAGAAGCTATTTTAGTGATAGCATCGGTTGCCGCACCTTTACTAGCGTCTCCAATATCATCATTAGTAGATGAGGCTACGCACTCATAGTATATGCCATACTCTGCGGCCTCAAACTTTGTTTTCATTAGTGCCGTATACTCGGTACGTTCAGCGCCAGCCTTCGTTATCTTTATATTCTTTACTAGTGCAAGCGGATTGTCGATTAAATCAGTTTTAATTGTCCAACCACCAATACCGAAAACATCATTAAATCTTTCTGTTACATAGATAGCTTTAATAGTAGATAAGTTTTGCTTACTAGGGTGCGGCATAACGGCTTCTTTAGGAAGCGGTTTTTTAATTAGAGCTATCTGCTCTTGGGATAATGTTTTCATTTTCTAGTATGTTTTTAACTTTTGTATATAAATCGTTTAGGTTTCCGTCATTATTAATCACTGCATCGAAGTTCCATCTATCTAAATCAACCTCAGAAGGATGATTATTTACAGGAAATACACCTGGCCTATTAACTCTAATTATGATACCTCCTCTTTCCTTAATAGCTATGGCTTCATTATTGAATCTACAGTCAGTTATAAGCCAATTAGGGACATCTTTAAACCACATCTTCATATTGCCATCGTCTAGTATATCTATGCCTTGTTCGGTCTTATAATCACACATGAGGGCATTTACCCAAGCATTTCTATGTAGACCTATTCTAATAGCTTCAGTTCCTAATATTTGAAGGAACTCTCTTACGCTCATTTGCGTATGGCTACCTCTTCTATTTGCCCACTCGTTACCTAGCATTGTATTTTTAAAATCTTGGTCTTCAAAATTCTTTTCAGGTATACCCGTCAGAGTAGAAGCAACAGTTTTTAATTTTCCTGCAAACTTTTTTACTTGCCAATCTTTATCAGGCTGAATCTTTTGTATCATGCTAGCAACCTCATCTTTACCTGAGCCAGCATATCCCGATATTCCATATACCATTTTACTTTGTTTTAATTTTTAAATACTTTTTACAACGGTCTTCTCTACGAAATCTATCTTAACATCCATAAATTCTGATAACATGATATATAACTGAACAGCCTCTGCGTATCCTAATAAAAGAAGCTTACCGTTGTCGTGCATCTTAATAGCATATCCATTTCCGTTGTCGTCTACTGACATTACTCTTTTGTTTCTAGCAGTAGTTGTCCATAGTTTATCATCTGATGTCCATAGTTCCTTATCTTCTGAAATATTAAACTCGTGCTCGTAAGAGCCCGTTGACAAGTCTTTAATCATGATTTCTTTCATAGTTTATGTTTTATTTGTTTTCTAGTATCTTTTTAACATCAATGAAGTGTTGAACTCTAGGTGTTACTCCTTCTTGGGATAACTCATCTATAATGTTGTCAACCATTAGGATACTTGTTTCTTTAACAGCCCTATCTGAATGTATTTCAGGAACAAGATGTAGGTGTGTTGGAACGCATGCCCATATACCTATTCTTACTATCTTACTAACTTCCATCATAATGTTGTTAGCTGTTTGTTCAGGTGTCGATATCATTTTTTGAATATTTTTGTTTGATTCTTTTTATTACGTCTAAGTATAATTCCTTAAAAGACTCATCTCTAACTACTAGATTATCAAATTGCTCAATGCCGTATCTAATAGTTGTATGGTCGTATCTAGGATATTTTAGTGTAGCCATCGTATCTCCGATGCTATCTAGTGTGTGCCCTAATAATCTAGCCAGCTTGAAATATATGAACCTCATGTTGACTAATTCTATTTTCCTTGAACGGTTTCTAAGCCTAGCTATATCATGTATAAACAGCCTATCCCCATACATTTCTAATAGAATATCGTCTATGGTATCCCTGAGCGTTAACAGTGGGATATTTGGTACGTCAGAGTTGTCATCCATCATTGTTAAAACATGTGGCTCATAACCAATCTTTTCTTTGAATTCTAGCTTAAATTCAGCAATAAGCCTAGCTTCCAATCTTCTCTTGTAAATAACAGTATCTATACTTAGTTCCGTGTTCTGTAAATAATCATTCTTCATCTAATCGTTTTAACAAAGGTAATTCTAGTATTGCTAATTAGCAAATTTATTTTGATGATAGTGAAACATTCATATACCTATCATTATAGTACTTGTCTATGACTAATCTCTTCCAGGGCCCGGTATGCCCATCTTCATCGAATGCGTACATCATGGAATCGTGAATCAAGGTCTTCTCATCGGCTAGTAAC